ATTGGTAAAAGATTTAACTTCAGGCCGGTTAGAAATATAGGATAAAATAATAATATGGCATATTTTGACTCAAGGGGATTCACAGACTCACAGGACAACCAGAAGGATTTCAACGAGAAGTACGTTGACAACGATTCAGGTCCGTACATTGCCACGGTGAAAACCACGGCAGACCCATTACGTATGGGACGTCTCGGTGTCAACATACCTGCACTTACACATACCACAGATCCAAAACCTGCACAGATAGTGTGGTGCAATTACCTTTCACCTTTCTACGGAGTCAAGAGTCTTAAGGCAGTGTCAAAGATAGATCCATACAAGTTCCAGGAGACCCAGCAGTCATACGGAATGTGGGCAGTGCCACCAGACATTGACACAACAGTGTTGGTGATATTTGCCAAGGGAGAAAACCAGAACGCCAATGCTTTCTGGATGGGTTGTGTGCAAGATCCAATGACAAACCAAATGGTACCAGGCAACGGCGCCACTGACAAAACAAGTGTGGCCGCCGAAGGTCCTATTGATCAACTAGATAAGCAAGAGCTATATGGAACTGATTTTTTGCCGGCCGGCGAGAAAAATAGAAACATGCTGGACAAGGCTAACACTATAAGCACAGCTGATCAATGGAAATATCCCATAAACGACCTATTGGCAAAACAGCTAGAATCACAAGGATTGATAGAGGACCGGGTACGAGGTACGACGTCGTCATCGGCTCGGAGGGAATCACCTAGTCAGGTTTTTGGAATGAATACCCCAGGACGTATAAGGGGAGACAGTAACATAAAAAATATTGGGCTGGACGGTTCACCGGTACGGACAGACAGAGAGACAGGCCACAGTTTTGTAATGGACGATGGTGCGGCAGACGGCACAAACCAGTTGACAAGGTTGAGGACCGCATCAGGACATCAGTTGCTAATGCACGACACGGAAGGTGTTGTCTACATAGCAAATGGCTCTGGTAACGCCTACATCGAAATGCAGAAGAACGGAAGGATTGACGTATACTCTGGTGTTGGTGGCATCAACCTGAGGACAGAAGGAGATTTCAACCTCCACTCAGATTCCAACATCAACATGCACGCCAATGGACAGATAAGGATGAGTGCGGCCAGAGAGATGATACAGACGTCTGATGCCATGGTCACTATCGGAGAACAAGCCATACTACAAAGTTCACCAAAAGGTGTGATACAATCATACGCACAGTCATTAATCTCTTCCAATACTCAAGGACAACAATTACACGGTGCATCTGGTAACTTCCACCTGAAGGGATCACAGGTTCATCTGAATGCGCCAATGGGCGGTATAGATAAATGGGGACCAAGCTGGCTCTCAAAAGACAAAGTGGGCATGGCACTTAGAGATGAGGGCGATGTTGAACTAGCGGGTAAAGGCCAAAGACCTCTGCGACCTTTCACTAGAAAGACCAAGACGACTGTGCATAGGTTCGTTACACATGAGCCAATGTTCAGGGCCTCGGTGATTGACAGTGACAGTATCATACCTATCGATACCGATGACAAGAAACAGTGGAGCAGACTGGCCAACACACCCGGCACCTCTGAATACATAAACAATCAAAATAGGTTGAGTGAAAACAGTGCTATACGTGATGCCCAGTACCAGGCAGATGCTTTGAAATATATAGAAGCAAAAATGGGCAACAGCAAGGATGCCACAAAGGCCAAAGAACTGCTTACGCAGTTTGGAAACGACTACAACAAGATTTATGGCATATCGGAGAAAATTGGTCTGCCATTTGACATAAAAGACAGCATCTCGGAGAAATTCAAAGGGATGAATCTTAACTCCACAAAGATCGATCAGGTCAGCAATCTTACTTCACAGGTGATTGAGAATTTTTCTGACAAAAGCAAAGAATTATTCAAGGACAATGTATTTGTCAACAGTGCAGGGGAGCTGTTTACTTTAGGCGAAACCGTTTCAGGAATCTCAGATAACATCG